TGTTGAGGGATATGACCTCTCTACAACTGCTCTTGCTACGTCAAATGCGTGTCCTTGCGTTTCAACGAAAGTTTCTCGGCTTTCCATAAATGCTTGACGTTCTTGCGTTTCTTCTTTCTCAAATACATCTTTTATTCTATTGAATAACTTGTTTCTGTATTCGGTGTTCATTCTTATTTTTTGCATATATTTCCTTTCTATGTTTTTTATACTTGACATACTATCCCATATATACTATATTGTCAATATGAAAGAAGAAATAAAAACATGGCAAGATAAAAGAATAGACGCAATTAATCGTAAGATTAAAAATGGTATGGCAAAAGGTTTTTCTGCTCGACATATAACAGAAAATTATATTGAGGAGCATTTTAATATATGCAACTCAAAGGCGAGGAGTAAAAAAGAATATAAAGCTTGTTTAGAATAATTCTAAACTAGCCAACTCTGTTTGGAGTGGGGAATTTAAACCCTATAGTATAGGTCGTGAGCCCGAGGGGCTGGGAATGTAATCAGGCATGGTTGCATGGAAGATCCTCGCCTACACACACCTACAGAGTTGACTAGTTTAGAAAGCTACAAGCTTGACACAATTGAAAGGTATAAAAAGCTATGAAATATAAATATACATACAGTGAACAAACTGTTGACGTAAGAGAATATGAAGTTGAAAGTGAAGTTATGTTAACTGAAGAAGAAGTGCAAGAAATTGCTATGGGTTGTACACTTAAAGATGGCTACACTTATGAGGGTGGAGAAAAGGGTAATAGATATAAAGGTAAATTTGTAGGAACAGAAATTGGAGATGATGCACAACCTGAGTATGAAGGAGACGAGTATAAGGAAGAATAAACTTGAGCCCTGATCCATTGTGAAACGGATGTCCTTATTAAGATCCGCGGACAAGTAGCAATGGATCTGGGGTCAAGCACCTAGTTAATTGCTAGTAGGCCTGTCGCCTAGGCTATTAAAATAAAGCACGCCGGCCTCAATGTGCTTGGCCGTTGTAGCAAGCCACAAGCTTGCCACAATGAAATGATAAAGGAGAACTATGAAAAAAATAACAATTGAAGTTGACCGCGCTACGGACGGTCAGGTAAAGACTCTGCTTGCGGACCTATCAATACAGATGGAGCCATGGCAGCGGTATATTAAATATAAAATCAAGAATGGAAATACAACCTACAAGCGACAAGCTTTGACAATGTCGCCTAAAGATTATGGCCTGAAAAAAAAGCGTCAAGCGCCAAGCGACAAGCTTGACAAGTGGAGCATACTGGGATAATATAGTATAAAAAAGAAAGGATAACATGCAAAAAACAATTACAATTAACAAAGCAGTTGAGCGTATGATCACTGCAGTAAACATAGTAACCGGGGACGATGGACATAGATCGCAGGAAGCGGTGAAGACGTTCATTGAACTTTTAAAAATGGAGGAGAAAGATTATGCTAAGCAGCAACAATTCTACGGCTAAGAAGAAGAGCGAGACATGTGAAGAGCAGCTTCGCAGGATGTGCAAGGACATTGCGGACAGCATCAGCGATCCGTTAAAGAAAGAAGACAGGGAGACAATAGAAGTGTGCCCAGCTTCTGATTTTATGGAAGGCGTCTACGACATACGTTACATCGTGGACCGGGAGAAGCGTTACTTCAGTGCTGAGTTGATGGTGGCTGGTGGTGGCCCGACGATATGGGTGAACCTGAATACGATGGAGGTCGAAGGTTACTGGGGCGGGGACAAGGTCCTTGTGCCTTTCAGGGACGGCCTGGATCTAGATAGCTATTGTGAGGAGATGTATGCCTGCTAAACAAAAGTACTCTCACACCATACACCGGATCCACGACCAGTGGTGCCTGGACAACGGGTACAAGCCTCAAGCTACAAGCTGGAGGCCAAAGGTCTCAAGCGCCAAGCTGCATGCTAACGATATGTTAGACGCTGAGAATTCTCAGCGATTCGTTGAGAGCGCCAAGCCACAAGCGACAAGCGTCAAGCTACAAGCTGCAAGCGACAAGCTTCAAGCGTCAAAGGGAAGGTCAAGCAACAAGCGTTGAACGTGCTCCCAATTATTGTTTGTGAGGGAAGGTGTTTCTCTGTGATCTATCAACAGACCGTGGATAGATTTACTCTCATAAAGTTTTATGGAGCGAGAAGAGGTATCTTCGAGCAAGATGAAATTACGTTTTGTCTTGGTCATATGGAATAGTTTTTGATGTGGGCTGAACGATACTTTTTGAGTCTTTGTAACCTTTAGCTCTAACATAAAAAATCCGCATGAATCATCGTATCCAAGCAGATCAGGGACACCAAAAGATGCCCAAGATTCTAGTCTAGTCCAACTTATTTTTGGGGTATTTTTCTTGAGTGAGAGCCATAGTTTTGTCTCTGCTTTCATCGTACACACCTTTGATAGCTTTGTTTACTATGAAGCTAGTCCCATCAAACGATTTGTCTGAGGATGCACCAACTAAACCAAGTAATATTAATAATATCTTCATCGGTTTGACTTGTACGTTAGATTACGATATAAGTCAAGTATGGGACTTCCAAAGCAATTAACAGAACGACAGATCAAGTTTGCAGAATTACTGGTCTATAATGAAGGTAGAAAGAGTGCAGCTGAAGCAGCTTATGAAGCTGGTTACAAAACAAGGCCTAGACAAGCAGCATCAGAACTCAGGAATCCTAGAGTATCACCTCTTGTAGTAAAATACATTGGTGAGTTAAGAGCAGAAGTACAAGAGAAGTTTGGTATAGATCTTAGTAGACACCTGGGTGAACTTGCAAAGTTAAGAGATGACGCAATGAAAAAAGGTGCATGGTCTGCAGCCATAAACGCAGAGGTAGCCAGAGGTAAAGCCGGTGGACTCTACGTTGATCAAAAACTTATATTGTCAGGTAATTTAGATAATATGTCAGAGAAAGAACTGGAAGCCAAGATGGCCAAAATTCTAGACGATCATAAAACATTAATAGATGTTAGTCCAGAAGAGTCACGACAAGAATCAAAAACAGAACAGCTCCCTGTATCCGATTAAACATCTCGTTTATCTCTACCCAAATTCTTTTTACGAACGCTAACGTCCTTTTTATTATTTCCATATTTTACTCCTTGTGAGTCAGGCCCTTTTACAGGTGGTATAGCCTTCCATTTTACATAAGGCATATTCTTCGTCAAGGACTTATTCTTCATAATATTATAGCGCCTACAACAAAACCCAACATAAAACATACTATTTCTCTACGATAGTATAGGTGCCATACGTGGAACTTATCTATATATTTTTTCATGTGTGTATCTTCTCCATTTTTTTTATTATTGATCTAGGAAAACAATTACGATCAGAAAACACAGCAGACTCTGTGTCGTAAGATGCAAAGGTCCATACGTGATTCTTATCTTTATCAAATATGTATGCCTGTGAAATCATAACTGCTGGTTTTAACTTCTTCATTTCATCTACGTCTGCATGACCCGCATCACCGCACGGATCTACCCAAACTATTTTGTAAAAGTAATATTTCTTATTACCAATAGTTGCATACTTGTATTTAGATTTCTTACGTCTTTTTGGCATATTTCATTATAAGACAAATATTTGGGCAAAAAAAGTTTTAAAAAAAACAAAAAGGGTCGCGCGCGCCGAATACCAACTTTGACCACGCCCTACCACGCAAAAACGCTGTCTTGGTAGTGCTACTCTTCGCTTATACCAACACTTATAGTCCAAAAAAGCCTCTTTGACCACGTGACCACGCCATATTTTTTTACTCTGAAAAAAAAACAATGCCCCCAATATTTCTCTTATGGTGGTCATTGCCTTATTCTTGCCACAATATGTGTTGTATTTATGCAACACTGTTGCATTTATATCACACTTCATTAGCTTTGTTTGAAGGTTGGTGACATGAACCTCTTCAAAGACTCTGCTTTAAGCACGACTCTTGCCGGCTCCGGTGAGTTTATCAGCTTACTTTCCTGTAATTCTACCTTCCTAATCTCTTCCAGTCTGCCGTCCATAGTTTCAATATATATAGGACAATCTGATATAATTGTGCCTTTTTCATTGTTTGTAAATTTACCTAGTACTTGTTGTAGATCTCTTAGTCTCATTAATCTTTCCCTTTCAATTCATCGTAGTATTCATCTACTCGTTTTAAAAACATATGCATGTATTTCTTCATCTCAAGTCCTTGTATTATAAACTCTTGATAGAAGTTATCTTTACTGCACATCATAATCACACCTTTACTAATACCTGTTTGGTACACGTAATTGTGTGCCATTGTATAAGCTGCTAACTGTACACAATAATCTTCAATCCACTCACGTTTTTTTGGTTTATTTGTTTGCTTGAAGTCTATTACTGCTAGATCACCTTTGTGTAATCCAATTAAATCTGTCTGTCCTGCGTATAACCCAGGATAATATAAGGTTGCCTCTGATCCGTAATATTCTGAAACATTACATAATCCTTGTTGTATGACTTGTATAGCCATGTTGTGTGCTTCTTTACCTACTTCTGTTTGATCCAGATAACCTTGCTCTAATATATATTTTTCCAATATCTTGTGCATCGCTGTACCTCTGGCACCAGATGTAGCCACGATCCTCGCTGCGTTTTCCTCGCCCTCTCGTTTACGCCAGTTGGCTAACGATTCGCGCTTCTCGGCTGACTGTGTGGCACTCAATATTGTCGTCACACTAGGCAGTTTCCATTTACCACCATTAATATCATAGTGTCGTTTACCGTCGATCGTTGTTCTAACGGTCTTCGGATAGATATAAGAATTATTATGTTTCATCATTACCTTTAAAAAATTTTTTTAAATGGGCTCGATACTCTTCTTCCGAGTGTTCTTCAAACCGAATCATATCGGTAGGGAGATCGCCTTCTAGCTCGGTACTCATCTCCTCTACCGCCGGGCTTCGTCGCTTATCGCTTAGGTCCAGGGAAACGCCTTTGGCAGAATGTGTACCCCTATCCCGGTCAACCTGTTTAAATTTTATTCTTTGTTTTATCGACATGATTTTCTCTAAAAAGTTTAAGCATTGCACCATACGCGTGCACTGCATTATATTTCTTCTTCCCTTTCTTTTTTTTCTCGGCATTCATTTGTGCCATTGATTTATGTTTCATATTACACCTTTCTCTCTTAGTTCTTGGGGCTCTAGATTATCTTCAATCCAAAGCTCCCCAGTTCTCTCACAGTCATCACATTGTGCATGGACCTCTTCCATTGCTTCGTGATAAGGGACTCGATAGAATCCATTACCTTTACATTTGGGACAAAATATTTTTATTTTATTCCGCTTTTCCGTTTTTGTAGCCATGTTTTTTTGCTTTCTCATTAATTGTGATTTCTATTACTTTACTTATACTTAACGATGCATCAGTTATCTTATCTTTAAGATAGTTTGCTTTCTTCCACGCCTCAACAGGCACTGATACCGATTTATGATATTTTGGGTTAGCCATTAATTACTCTCCTTTCCTCTCATTGTAGCAACAATAAAGTTGCCTTTTTTGTTTGTATATTCCACACTATATTCTTTTGCGTGGTCTAATTTTTTTCTTAGTTTTTTGAGTGACATAGCTTCCATATCTTGTATTTCTTCTTTGCCTAACTCTTTTACTTTATATGTATAACGCATTATTATCCTTTCTATTGTTATGTTTTGTTATCATTAATATGGGAAACTATATTAAAAAAACAAGACTTGCAAGAAAATAATTTTTAATGTATTCTGGTGATCTCTTCTCACACCTTTTGTTTGCCGTGAGCTTTCTATGCTCCGGCAGACAAGTTTATAATCATTCTATGTAACTATTTTACCTTCGTCTTT